TGTGGACCGACGCCAGCCCCTCGCGCATCCTGATAGGACGTTTGGAAGGTCTGCGGGAAGGCCGGGGGGACATACATCGTCGGGTCGAGTTCCAGTCCACGCGACTTGGCATAGCGGTCGAGTCCGGCATGTTGCAAGCGCCGTTGTGTCGCCCCGATGCCCATATCATATTGATTGGAAAGTCCAGCCTGATAGTTCTGTGCGTTCCATTCACGCCCCGCAAACAGATGGGCAAGGTCTTTTTGCTCTTCATCATCTGCGCGTCCTTCGCCTCCAAAGAGGTGTCCTATACCTGCACCAAGCGCCTTCGATCCGAATCGGACGGCTTCTGGAATAATCAACTCTTTCAGGTCTTTTGGCCTATTCTGGATTTCAGCTATGCGAATATAATCTTCAACAGTAAGTGGCATTTACCTTCTCCATCTATGTAGACAATTGCTCCAACACGATATCCAGCCGATACTGCATGGCCGTTCCCCCGGACGAACTATACGCCGTGGCATACGTGACCGACCCATCCGCATCACTCCGCATCACCACGCTCTGGCTCCCCGTCGTCGCTGTCGTGTTCCCAGTGACCGCGCTTCCTGACGATGTACACGCCACCGTCCCATCCGTCCACCCCAGGGTGACGGTCAGGGAACTGCTGGTAGAGGCTGCTTGCGTAATCCGTGCATATGTCGAAACGCGATACAGTCCCTTCGAGAGCTTTGTGGTCAATCCTGTCGGGGTCGAAATCGTCAGACTCGTCGCAGCAATCGCTTCGCTCTGGCCCGTCAGCGTGTCGAACAGACCGCCGACCGCATACGCCCCGGTCTGGACGCGATCCTGCATCTGTAAAAAATACTCGAACCATGTGCTGGACACTAAGCCGGTCTGCAAATCGCCCCCCGACGTGGGGTCGATCTCCCTCGCCATCATGCTTGACGCCGCCGGAATCGGAGACAGCTTTGCCATTAGTGCATTGTGCCTTTAGCGTCCACGATCGCATCGACTATCCTCCACGGCACCGGATCGGTCATGGCGACCGCAATGATCACATTCCGTCCGCTGCCACAGCGCCACCATTGGGCGCGATGTTGATATTCACCAAGTTTACCAGCCGAGCGCCAGCGTTCCGCACTCCACGTTTCTCCACCATCGGTGGACATTTGCATCATGATCTGGGGATCATGGCCTTGGGCAGACGCCCCAACTCGGCCAATGCCCACATCGCAATGCAACTGAAACCGATTGATGACAACGCGGTCCTGATCTGATTCCAGAATGGGCGGAATCCGCTGTCGTCGCAAGCCGTTCCCATCGACATCCGTATAGACGTCAATATTCATTTCATAGATGCGTCCCGGTCCCGACGTATCACCGACCAGATGCTTGTTAAACGCATAGCAGTGAAAGCGGGGTCCCCAGACCTGATACTCGGTCTTCTCACTGTTCCAGTGACCACGCTCATGCCACAGGCCAAGACTCAAATCGTAGACCCATGTCGCATTAGCCCGTGGGAGGTTCAGCACATAGAACTGGTGTCCCTGATCCTGATAGGTATATGCCACGGCGTCGGAAATATCATCATAGCGGGAGAGCTGCATTTCCATGGCGTGCGTGCTGATACGGTTCACCGTATAGCCCTGCATCCGCACCACCTGACGCCCTCCGTCCTTGCTCCGCGTCACCCAAATCGTCGAATTGCCTAACGTCTTCGCTGAAAATGGCCCGTCCACGCCGTAGGGAATGACAATCCCCTGCACCGGGGCAAACGGCATCGGGGAGGTCCCCGCATCATAAATCGGCTCACTGGTTTCCGTGCCAAACAGGATAATCGTGCGGTCCCGAATGACCATCGCCTGCCACGGATCAGGGGCCGCAGACCGCTGTAAGGTGAGAATACCACTCCATGTAGACCCGTCCAGCAGGTCAGACACCTTCAGTGTCGAGGTGGCAGCATCCAACGCCACAAAATAACCATCCACCATACCGCATTGGGTGACATCGCTTACCGGATTGGTAAATTCTCCGGTGCCAAGATCGTAGAGATAGCCCTGATTACCGCTAGTAACAAGGAGTTCGTTGCCAGCATCGCCATTGGTCGCAAAGGTCGCAGGATTACTGTCAAACGCAACGGTGCCAATCTCGGTCAAGCCCCCAAATTCAAACATTTCATACAATTTCGTGCCAATGACGGTAAAGGCCCGTCCCATTTGGGAAAAGACCCCCCGACAGGGAGCGCCGTCAGTGGCATTTTGGGCAAAGAGGGTCAGTCCAGGCGTCGGATAGAGGACTAGGCGTGGCTGTCCTCCCACTTCGAGTCGCTCTGGATACATATTCATGCACTGTTCCGGTCGCGCTAAGAGGCTTTGGGACTCATACGACGGACCACAGAAGCCGGGATACGACGGCATTAGAACAACCCTCCTCGAAATTGGCTATTCGTCATCGTCCGGCTTCGTCGCGTCAGTGACGGATCAATCGGCACCTCGCGTATCCGCACATTGGCACGCTTAATGCGTAGCATCGAACTCGATGCTTGCTGGCGGAGGTCCGGCGATACGGGTATCCCATAAAAGGGAGCCAGTTCGACGGCCAGATTGCTCCGAATGGCCCGTTCATACCCCGGCGGAAAGGTATAGGCGGTACTCAGGTCGGCAAACTCGGTGAGGGGTGTCGGCAGATACAGGACCAGTTGTGTCGTGCCGACATTCGGCACCGGCCAGACGGAAATATTCCCCAGTCCCGCTGCCCAGTCATGGTCAAACCAGATGCCCTGAATTAGCCCCGATTGGAGCGTCTTTTGAGCAATTCCCGCATACTCGTCGTCCGAAAACAGTTGGCGTGGCGCTTCCACCGGCGTACTGGACCCCGTATCCAGAATGAGGCCAACATTCTCGATCCAAATCGGACGAGCCACGTTGATGGTCCCCCCGCTGCCAATCGTATAGCTGGACGTCCCACTCGCTAGCGTATGGGTCTGACGCTTCACCGTGTAAATGGTGTTGCGCTGAATCCCTAACTGGTCAATCCACTCGTTGAGGACGTTAAGAGCCAACGCTGCATCCTCACTGGAGATAGTATCAATCGCTCCGGCTACCCCGATAGACTGGAGGGCGCGTGTGGCGAAGTCATTCGCACTGGGCATTAGTGTGCGCCTCCCGTACTCGCGGCGAGGAATGTCGCGTTGGCACTCCCTGATGTATAGGCGCTCACCCGCGCCTGCACCAGTCGATAGCCTGCGACATTCGCCCTCCACGCACCAGCAGCCGTCGCAGAGGACGCCGCCGTCGCACTATTCGACGGGAGCATATTCAAGGCGACAAAAGTTTCCCCATCGACCGACGCTTCAAATTGTACCGTCAGGGTAAAGGTGCCGGACAGTTGCAATCCCACCGCCCCTAAGCCTCGGACATCAAACTTCAGGACGTCGCCATTGGCGTCAAAGATACTATCGGCTATCGGCGCGGCGAGACTCATGATCCACCTTGCAGGATCGACTTCACCCGGTCTTTCACCGCCCCACGGAACTCGTCTTCCGTCAGACCGAGTTGGACAGCCACTTCCGCAATCAACGCCTGAATTCCCGGACTGCTATTGAGGTGGTCAAGCGCCTCCTGTTCCTGCTCAATGCCCTGCACACGATATTCATTGGACCATTGCGCTAATTTCGACGCCGACGGCTGTCGTCCGGGTCCTTCCCAACGGACAATCTTCTCGTCATCGCCAGAGCCGCGAGTGACGCATCGAGCCGACGGGTCTTTCCATAAAATTGCTTTTAGTAGGCTCATGCGTCCACCTCGATCAACGTAATAGAACTTGTTGCACTGTTCGTTTGACAGTACGCCACAGCAGCGTTGTTCTGACTTGCGAACTCAACATGGTAAGTAATTTCGGCTGCGGTTGCAGGGGAATCCAAGATCGCCCACCCTGCACCGTTACCTGAATTTAATGCTGATGAGGCTGCGTTATACGCCGCGTTCGGCTCGGTTGCGATTGTTGTTTCCGCGCCGCCACTAATGTCCCTGAGCAACTTGAGCTGGCATTTTGTGTTACTTGCGTCTTTTCCCACGCCGCCCATCTCACAGAGGACAATACACTTGTTGGAATCATCCGCCAAGGTAATCGCCAGTGATAATCCAGATGCCGCAAATGTTGAACTCGACGATGATGCCAAAGACGCATACGTTGTGCCAAGCACCTGAACAATCTTACCGCCTCCACCACCAGCCGCCGCCCATGCGACATCGGTGCCATCGGTGGTTAGCACCTGATCGGCATCCCCGACGCCTAATCTGGCTCCCGTCACCGTGCCACTGGTGCCAATTAGGACATCGCCTCTCGTCGTGAGGGGGGAGACATCTGCAAAGGTCGCCGCCGCCGTCGCGCTCGTAATCGCTCCCGTCCCGGCACCCTTGAGATAGTTGCCAGAGGTATGGGTTGCTGCGCCGGTGCCGCCACGGGCCACCACAAGGGTGCCTGCGGTCACATTATCGACATCGAGATAGTAGGAACCGTCTTCCCCGTCAAGGGTTTCGGCGTCCCCGCCACTGGCTC